TTCTGTTTACTCTAATCCAATTAGAAGCTGAACCTAATTGAACTCCGTTTTGTCCGTCTAAATCGACAGTAACTGAAACTTCATCCCAATTAGCATCTAATCCTGAAACCGTAACATTTCTTGCACCTGTACTTGCAGCATCGTCTGCTGTAGAAGAACTTGAAATATATAAAGTAGACGCTGAACTTAAATAAGAATATAAGCCACCTTGAGCCCATACGGTTTCTAAAGCGTTATCAACATCAGGGTTAAACCCAAATTTGAATGTGGATTTGTGGTAAGTTATTTGTTCACGAGCTACTTGTAGCTCAAAAGGTTCCGTTTTACCTACTCTAGATATCGATGATTTTTCCGCCATCTATAATTTGCCGCTCCAACTTGCGTTGTGTCTGGTGCCTTGTGTGGCTTTGCCTGTCCCTTGAGTCTTAACTTTACCTTGACCAAAAACCTTTTTGAATAAAATATCTTTTACTCTTACTGGTCCGTTGGCTAAGTTAATTCTGTTTGGTCCTTTTACGTTTACCTTTTTCATGATTATTTCCTCTGTTTAGCTTTTCCGCCAGTTTTCATTTTCTTCACTTTACCACCGCAACCTTTCTTAACTCTGCTTTTAACTGATTCAGCGTCAATACGTCTACGGTTGGCATTACCAGCTATGAAAGATGAACTAGCTTTACCTCTATTTTTTGCTCTTGGCATTTTAAAATCCTCTATTATTTGTATCTGAGCTTCTTACATCTTTAAGTAACTCATTATATGATTTACGGATACTCTCTTTTTCCTTTATAAGAGTTTCCTCCCTATCTTGAGCTATCTTCATTTCTGCGATAGCTTCATTAGATTCTATTTTAGCTAAATCTACCTGAGATTTTAAGGCATCAGATTGAGCTTTTTGTGCTATTTCCTCACGTTTTAGTTCAACTATAGGATTCATTTGTGCGTTTTGCTGTGCTTGAGCCATAGCCTGTGCTTGACCTGTTACTACCTGCGTAGCTTGAGCAGCAAGTAACGCTAGTTCATTCATAACTTCTGGCGGTATATTACTGCCAAGTTCAGGTAGCTGTTGCCCTAATACTTGTTCTATTTGTTGTTTGTATAACATGGCTTGATGCTCTTGTATGTTGGCACTAATAGCCAGTTGTGCTGTTTGGTTTTGTGCTATCATAGGGTTTTGTAAAAACGAACTATGAGCAGCAATGTATGCTTCATGATTTTGGAACTCAAAAGCCTTGATAGGTTGACCTGTCATGGCTGCTTGTTGTTCACTGATTGGGTCACGAGGCGGTATTTCTTGTACAGGGGGTAGTATAGCATCTATGTTTTTAACTTCTAGGGCTTCGTACATACGCTTATAGGCTTCACGTAGGTCGTGTATTTGCGGTGCTGCCTGTGCCATTTGTAATTCTTGTTGAGCTAACATCACTCTTTGAGCCATACTAAATATATTGGGGTCACTTACTGGTAGTATATCTACTCTATCGTCAAAATCGCCTTGTTTAATTTCACGTGTAGCACCTGGAACGTCATAAGGGTACACAGGGGGTAAACTACGTGAGAAGATTTTAGCTAATAACCTAAATTCTTTCTTTTGAGCAAAGTGTAAACGCTTGTGTATAGCGGACATGACCTTAGTACCACGCTCTAACATAGCTACCGTAGTGCCTACAGGTAGTTGTTGACTACCAATATCACCTACTTGCATGTCTGCAATACTGGCAAAACGCCTTCCAGAGTCAATAATAACGCCTAATAGCTGAGCCAGTACGTTACTAGGCTCTTTATAAGGTAAAGGCATCAATGCATCACGGATTGTGCCTCCTGGAACGTCAACATCCCTAAATTCTCCTGGTCTTAGGGGCTCATCTTCCCCTTGTACACGCATTCCACGTGCTTTAAAGCCAGCAGGTAGGTTACTTAACGTACCAGCGTCAATTAATTGACGTAAAACTGATGTTGCGGATTTAGTTAGCCCTCCAATCATGTGAATTAGCCCAAAACCGTAAAAACCTAGTCCTGGAAGGAACTTATAGTGTACAAAATACTCTTTTTTACGGAATAATTCGTCATTTTGTTCCCAATTACGCCTTACTGAAAGGACTTCATTACTATCTTCAAGAATAGTAACGATATAAGGCACCGCAAAACCGTAATCATCTATGTCTGGTAGCTCTAAATCAACGTGTAATTCAAGTACACTGTACTCATTATAGTCGGTGAGGGGTGTTGATATGCCTTGTAACTCATCAATTTTCTCTTTTGCTTCGTTATATTCTAGGTCTATACCTGCTTCACCTATAGGTACGTCTCTATACACACCGTTCATCTGTAATTTTTTAAGGTCATTACCTGTCATACTGACTACGTGGGTAAATCTAGGGCTGGTTTCAAGGTCTGTAGTTTCGTAAGATACTACTAAGTCCTCAGCTTTTACTAGCCTACTAGTGGCTCTACCTAAAAGATTGTCATAATAGACCTTTTTAAACGCACTACCAGCTAACGGTAAATAAAATAATAGACTGTCCATCTCTGGGTCATACTCTTGCATAACCTCAGTGATTTGATAATTCATAAATTCTTTTACACGTTGACTTTGATCCATTACTTCTGGGCTTTCGTTACCCATGATTCTAGTTTTAACTGGTCCGCCAGACGGTAAAAGTTCTTTATAGGCTTGAGCTTGAAACTGAGTTACAGCTTCACTGAGTAAAGGGTGGTGAACACCTGTAGCTCCTGGGAATGGCTCTTCACGTTCTTCGGTTTTTATGCCTAGTAAATCTAGACCTTTAGTAAAAACATCTAGCCAATCTTTACGGGAGTCTTTGTCCTGTTCAAATGCATCAAGTAACTCGGACGCTAACGTATTAAGCGAGGAGGAATCTAGTACTTCCGCAAGATTGACCTGATGTTCAGTAACTATAACTTCTTCCTCTTCAAAAAGGGGAATTAAATTACCTCTTGGGTCAACTTCAAAAGCGGAAGTCATTTCACCTTGAACGTTCATCTCTTCTGGGAGTTCTACTTCAAGGGATTGTTGGAGTTCTTCAGGTAGTTGTTCGACTACCATCTGCTCCATAGGATTTTGTCTTTCTATTGCCATGCGTTAATAATAACTTATTTTTCGTTTAGGATATAGTTCTTCATCTTCGTAATCGCTGGGCAATCTGACAAAGCCACCTTGCCTAAAACGTAGTAATGCTTGAGTTGTTGAGTCGACTAAGTCGTCGTGGTCTCCCGCAGGAAACATAGCACACTCTTCTATAACTTCATTAGCCCATTTAGTATCAGGTGCCCAAACCATACCTGATTCAAATAAAGGAGCACTTGCGTTTACCCTAGCTACTTTATCATTCCCTTTGCTTGGAGTAAAGTTCTGTACAGGTATACCTATATTACGCAGTTCTTGTGTTAAGGGCATACCACTAGCTTTAGCTTCTATAATAGTTACGTCAGGTTGCCATTCATGATATTGTTCTAGGGCTATAGCTTTTAATTCAGGGAATGTGTATCTACCTTTTATAGCGTCTAATAAAATTATGTGCGGTGCTGTGCCGTCATAAAAGTGTTCACCTATACTGCCTTCGGGGTAAAATACACCCCAAGTAGTAATAGCGGAATAGTCTGCCATTTCACGTTTTAAAAATGCGGTATCGTAACTTTGTATAATATAGTCACATCTAGGGGGTTTAGTATTTTCCCAAGTGTTCCACCACTCACGTTTTATTAAGGCACCTTCTTCTGACGTAGGATTCTGCATGTATTGAGCATGCCACTTTGGTCCGCCACGTAAAGTAGCTTCAACACTTTCTAATTCTTCCTTTGACCAATATTCTGGCCACAAGGGTTGACCGCTAGGTAGTATAGCAGGTAGCTCAATAAGTTCCCATTGATCTGCTTTAGGGTCACGTGCTGCGTCTTTTAGTAACCTACCTGTAAGGTCATTCACGTTCCACCGCGTCATAACTATAACTATAGCTCCTCCTGGCTGTAGCCTTTGCCGTGGTCCTGAGGTGTACCAATCGTATGTATCTTCCATACTTTTAGGATTCATAGCATCTTGTTCTGAGTGAGGGT